CTTCGGGCCATCGTCCTTGGGCTTAACCGACATGCTGAGGAACTTGCCTTTGCTGCCTTCCTTGATCCAGGCGCTCAGCCAGAAATCTCGACCGCCGACGTTGATCGAACCGTTGTAGTCAGGGTGCGTTTCCTTTTCCTTACGGTCGTTCTTGAACAGGACGCCGCGATCCGTGTTGTCGTATTGCTGGCTCATGCTGCTTTCCTCATGGTTCGTTCGTTGACTTTGGTCTTGATGAGTTCGATGAACTGCGCACGTCGCTCTACGAGCTGTGCCAGTTCGACTTGCACGTCCTGCCGATGCACGCGGTACACCACTAGCTGCTCCCACTCGGGAAAGTCAGCGCAGTAGCTGGCGTAGTCCACCCAGTCGCGTCCGGTGCAATCCAGATGGGTGACGATCTGCCACTTGTAGGCTGGATCAGGCTTGCCGCGATTGATCGTTGCTTCGTGGACCGAGTCGATTACTGACTTGATTTCCAGGACGCCGTCGTCATCCACCAGTCCGTCGGGTGAATCTCCGTACTCGTCATGCTGGAAGTAGCCGCCATTCGTGACTGTCACGAAGTGCTGCTCCTCGTAGAGCATCCGCGCAATCGGCTCCTGAGCATGGCCGCGCTCCATGTCGGCATTGGCGAAGGTCCGCTCTGACTTCCGGCCAGTGACCCGCTCCAGTGCGAGGCGCAGCGCCAGCTTGTGAGCCGGCTCGCCGAAGTCCTTGCCGTAGTGGGCCATGAACGTCGCCGCTGCCGACGACCCCGGCTGACCCAGCTTCAATTCGTCCCACTCCGGGCTGTTTTGCTCGACGTTGTGCCACTTCATGCTGCGGCCTCCTGCTGGGATTCCTCAGCCTTAACCTCCGCGATCAGCTGAGAGATGTGTTCATCGCTCATGTCGGCTCGGGCCAGCACGCGTTCCAGGTTCCCATCACGCTTGAAAGCTGCCTTGGCGTTGTCCCACAGCCTCGCGTTGTCCGGAGTGACAGCCGAGCGCGCCGCTGCCTGCTTGATCCGGAGGCCGTCTACCGTGTCGCGGCCGAACTTGATGCCCGTCTCGACGTAGACCGTGATCCGCTTTCCGCCCCATTCCTCGATGTACGGCGTGCCTGCAAGGCGGGCCACGGTCTTGCTGTTCGTGGCGTTGAGGATCATCGGTTTCAGCTTCTCGCCGGGACGGATGTCGCGCTCAACAAAATAGACCGTGTTGAACACGTCCTTGGTCTTCTTGGTCTTGTCCACCTCCTGCGTCACGCGGGCAATGGTCAAGCTGATCGGCTCCACGACATCTGCCGCGCTGAGATACGGGGAGTCGAACACCTTTCGGTAATGGGTGGCGTTGCTCATGTCCTGCTCCAGGTAAAGGGGTAACTCGGACCGTCTTTCCGGCCTGCCATCTGCCGCGCCCGTCGTGCCGCGTCGTTTTGCGCCACCCCGTGGTGGGCTGGTGGTCTATCGGGGAGGGCGCTTTGCCTGCGCCGGGAAGTCGGGGATCTTGCTCAGCGGCTCGTGCTTCGGCTGCCTGCGCAGCGTCCGAACGTGCGCCACGATTGCGTCGGCCAGCTTGAATCCGTTGATCGCCATCAGGATCAGGAACACTGCGGCGATCAGTTGGCTCCAGCTGCTAACCACAAGTGCCAGCGAGGCGCACAGGAGGACGACGGCGAGGGAGCGGCGGATGGTTATCATCAAGCGTCCTCCAGTTCTTCGATAACTCCCTCAAGTCGATCCACCCAGTTGGCCAGCACGTCGTCATCTGGCAGAACCTCCTGATCGAAGTATTCGCGCATCTCCTCATACAGGGAATTGGCTTTACTCAATGCACGGTTGATTACACCGCTCATTCCTCACTCTCCTGTGCGCAGATGCCTTCGTTGGCTTCCAGTTCTTGCAGCGGGTCAGGTGCCTTGATCGGCGGGAACACCACTGCTGCTATGTCGGCGGCGGTTGGGATGCTGGGGGTCATTCGATTTCCTCCCAGCCCCAATCAGAGTTTTGAAACGCGATGTCGCGGAACATTTCCTCCTTGTCGTTCTCGGACATTTCGTCGAATTCTTCGTCTGACACTCCGATCTCATCTAGCGCAACTTCAACCTTTCGGCAGGAGTGGATGTTCGCGCCACTGTTAAGCCAAACTTTGAATCTCCGGATCATCACAAACCCCCAGCAAGTTGCAGAAGACGCAGCGGCGCGTAGATAACGATTGCTGCTGCGACGATTACCCACCCGGCTGTCATCCATTCCGAGTAGCGCGGCGTATCGGTGAAGTGCTGTTTCATTCGGCATCTCGCACGCGGGAGAGGGCGGCTGCGCGCCGCTTGCTCGCGTTCACTAGCCATTCTTGGATTCGCCGCTGCTTGATTGGGGCGCAATCCAAGTAGGCGCGGCTGTGACGCTTAGTCATCGCTGCGTCGTATGCGATATCCGCTTCAATCAACTCGGCGACGGCTGCGCGGGCTTCTTCCAGCTCCCTTCGGTTGATCTCGCTTTCGGCAAGCCAAGCGGCCGATTCCATCACCGCCAGCACATCAACCCCGCTCATGCCGCACCGCCGGCCTTGGCGATGGCGGAGCGGATCAGCACGAGTGCAGCATCTGCAATCTCCTCGCCGTCAATTCGGTCGATGCCGTAGGCCAGGAGCAAACGCTCGCAGTAGTGCGCTACCCCCAGCAGCTCCGGCGCGGCGATGGACTCAAGTGCCACCTGCGCGTCCGCCAGGAAGCCATCACCGTAGAGCTTCCAGTTGTCGTCGAAGTCCACGCCGCAGAGGTCGGAGTCTCGGCGGCAAAGCGCACGAGCGGCAGCAACAACCATCGGCGTGTGCTTGTTGGCGCTCATGCTTGCGGCTCCTCAGTCGTGCCCAGCAGGGTTTCCAGTTCGGTCAGGCGCTCCTTTGCGGCCTTGTGCGCGGCCTCAGTGCGAGACACGTTCTCCTTGGCTCGGCGGATCATCAGTTGGATGCCTTCTGCCTTTGCTTCGGCGACCGTCGGCCAGAAGTGCATTCCTTCGTTGCCATGCCAGTGGCGCTGACGGTCTTCCTCGTCCTCGTTGAGCATGTGAACGGCGTGGACTTTTCCGTAGTCATTGCGGGCAAGCAGCAGCAGGCACTTCCAACCGTGGGAGCAGGTCTGGCACTCCACTTCAAGTTGGGTGCTGTCCTCGTAGGAGCGAATGCCCTTGACGATGTAGCGGAAGATCCCGCCACCTTCGACGTAGCGGAACAACTCGTCGCTAACCTTGTAGGCCTCGATGGCACTCATGCGAACGCCCTCCGCAGACGGGTGATGGCGTGGTTGACCGTGATGCCCGCTTCGTCAGCCAGCGTCTCGACCTGATCGTTGGCGTAGTCGTCGCGCATCTTGCGCAGCGCGGCACCCAACTCGGCATCGCGGTGGCTGTCCAGCAGCGGGGCGATTGCGGCGAAGAAGTCGTCAGCCTGATTGGTCAGCGCCTCGCTCAGCAGCAGCGGCATGGCGCGGAGCTTGTCCAGGGCGGTGTCGTTGACTTCGGAGAACTGCTGCGCAGCGTGGTCGTATGCCACCTGCGCCGACCGTTGCTGCTCGTTGCGGGCTACTAGGTTCATCTCTGCATCCCTCGGCCTCGGGGTGAGGCGATGGATGTAGAATCACATATCGTGATGTTAGAAGCAACACGTATTGTGATGTTTTGGCGAGAAGATTCTGAACGGAGTCAATTCCGTTCAGAATTTCAGGCTATTGAGCTTTCCTGAGGGTTACCGTTGATAGCTGGACCTCCACGGCAAGGTAGCCGAGGTCGCTTGGCTTTATGTAGGGGAGCGAAGCCTGAACTTCAGTCCATGCGCCTGGCTGTAGGCTCTTGAGGACCGCTTGCGAAACTGTAAGAAGTTCCCCGCCTGATCGAGCGCGATAAGACACCTTGATGCTTGCCTGCTCAAGTCCGGCCGTACTCAAGTTGCCAATTTGAAGCCGCGCACGTGCTCCATCTGCAAGCGGCTCAACATCCTTGAACATCACGAGCACCGGAGTTACCGATGTCTGTACAAGCTGGAAGCCTGTATCTGCGGCGGGGTCAAACTCGGCAAGCAATAGCGGTTCCAATTTAGATGTAGAGACTGCACGGGTAGACTCCGCCTCCAGCGCATCTACTCGTTGCTTTAGCGCTGCCAGCTCAATGTTGGTTGTGGTCAGGTTGGCGCCTTGCCTACTCTGCTCCTCCACAAAACCGCAGGAAGTTAGAGCCACCGCCATAGCGGTGGCCGCAGCTAATCGCTTCATTTTGCCCCCTTTGCCTTATCCGTATCGCTGCCGGAAAAGTCCGGCATCCTCGAACGATATCCCCTCAAGCATGCACTGCTCGGCACGCTCTAGGTCCATGTGTAGTTGTACCAGGTCGTTATCGCCAAGCCGATCTATGTCTGTAACGCCAAAGCAAGCCTGGTCAATCAGGCGCTGCATTGGAGATCCCCAACGGCGGCGGATATGGCGAATCATTCGGCAATGTGATTCGCGGGTGACTACATCAAGGCCAAACGAGGGTGTGGTGGTAGCCTCCACAGCGTGCAGGCGCGGCCTTGTAGGCTCGCGGCTCTGCAGCTCGCGGGTCCTAGCGGCTAGCCGCCTTCCCAGCTCCTCGAATCGATCCTTCTGATGCGTCATTGGTACCCCTGATGCGCTTGGACAATGCCTTGGTTATGTCGAGGATGTTGTCTGGCGCCACAGGGGCTCCGAACTCTTCCGCGACCATGTAGGCGGTCTCCAGCAGGGCGGCATCAGAGATCCAGTGGGGAGGGTGCCCCGCGACCTCCAGATAGCTGCTTAGCACTGCGACCGCGCCTGCGATTTTGTCGAAGTCCAGTCGCTGGGGCTGAGACGTGTCGCCAAACAATTCAGCGACACTGATCCCAAGGGCTTTTGCTAGCAAAGGGACCTCAGAAACCTTTGGCTCGCGTGAGCTATCGGCACTGGATTCATAGTTTGCAATGCGGCTCTGGCCCGACCAACCGCAGGCGAGGGCCAGTTGTTCTTGGGTAAGCCCAGCCCGGATACGGGCGGCTTTCAGATTGGCCGCGAAGTTCATGGCTGAATTCTTCACGATTCGTGATCTTGCGCCATCACGATACGTGTTGCATTGAGTATCACGATATGTGATGCTTTGCTCCATGGACGCTCTCACTAACGCAATTGCAGCCGCTGGCGGGGTAGCCCGCCTAGCTCAAAACCTGGGCATCGCCCAGAACGTGGTTAGCAACTGGAAGGCCAGAGGACAGGCCCCGGCCAGTCGCTGTGTAGCCATCGAGGAGGCGACCGGAATTTCACGTCACGACCTCCGCCCCGACGTCTTCGGCCAAGAGCCGGCCCGTCGCACCCGCAAGAGGGGGAGCTGAGTGGACGTGTCCGAAATGGTCGCCGGTTACATGGCTGGCTATGCCTCTGGTTCGCCTGAGCTTCCGGAGTGCCACATCAGCAAGTCTGCTGCCTTCCGTCATGGCTGGCTCAACGGGCGCGATGACCGGATGCACAACCCGCGTGAACGCGGATCCGTTCTGCGGTCGCGTGCCGACTTGATCCTGGCAAACGGTCCGAACCTCAAAAGATCTTCCTGACATTTCAACGCCTGCTCGTTGTGAGTGGGCTTTTTTATCGCCTGAACCCCCTTGTAAACGGAAGTAAACCCATGCGAACGAATGGAATCCAACGTGAAATGCCAATGCTTGCGGGGCTTCCGGAGCCGCGCCGAGCGGACGAAAAGACCATCCGTCTGTGCGACGGCGAAGAGGACGCTATCGCCGTGGCTATCCAGCTGTCTGGGCTGACTCAAGTCGAGATTGCGGCGCGCATGGGTATCAGCAAGGGATATCTAACGCTGCTGAAGAAGGGCGAACGCGTCCTGACCACAAAGAACCTTGCGGCCCTGTCTGCGGCCACTGGCTGGGATGTTGTCCGCCAGTACCGCGACCTGCAGACCGCTATCCGAATCGCCAATGGCGTACCGCGCGAGGCCGACCGCATCGCCGTCATCGCCTCCTACACCTTGAGGGCAGCGTAATGGAACCGATCAGGCGGCAGCATATCGTTCGCGGGATCACGGCTGTACGTCGGGCGCGGTGCCTGTCCATCGAGACGGTCGCCAAGGAAATGGGTCTGTCCCGCCATGCGCTACGGAACCTGTACCGAACCAATCGCGAACCGGCGCAGATGACTGTTTGGAAGATTCAGAGCTGGCTGCGCAAGAACGCCTTGGCTGTGCCTCTGCTTGCGCCTGCAAGGACGGAGAAGGTCATGCTGGGCTGTGTCATCTGTGAGGAGCGCCCGCAGCTCCCGGGCCACCAGCACTGCCAGCGCTGCGAGATTGAGCTGCACGGCAACCCCTACCAGGCGGCTCACTGCGAGAACGCCCTGCGTGAGTTGGAGGGCTGAGTAATGTCTAACCAATGGTTCCGCATGTACTCCGAATTCGCCACTGACCCCAAGGTGCAGATGCTGCCTGAGGCAATGCAGCGGCGGCTGGTGATGTTGTTTTGCATGCGTTGCGGTGACGTCACAGTGACGTTGCGTGACGATGAGATCGCGTTTCACCTGCGCATCAGTGACACCGAATTGGCAGAAACGAAGGCGCTGTTCGTCGCCAAGGGGTTCATCGATTCTGGTTGGAATATCACCAACTGGGAGAAGCGCCAATTCGCCTCAGACTCAAGCGCAGCAAGGACTAAGGCCTATCGTGACAGGAAGAAGAACGTGTCTGTGACGTCACATGTGACGAATGGTGACGCCCTAGATACAGATACAGATACAGATACAGATACAGATACAGAAAAGAAGAAAGAGCTTGGCGCTCCCGCGCCGAAGTCCGAGCGTTCGCCTACCGGCTCCCGCCTGCCTGCCGACTGGAAGCCCGATGCAGAGCTGATCCTGTGGGCAGCTCAGAACTTCCCGACCGTGAACGCAGGCATGGAGGCGGACAAGTTCCGCGACTTCTGGCACGGCAAAGCCGGGAAGGACGGACGCAAGTCGGATTGGCCTGCGACCTGGAGGAACTGGATTCGCCGTGCTGCCGAGCGCACTGGTGCGCCGATGCATGCCCAGGCGGCTGGCGGCGGGAGGAGGGCGCTGTGAACGGCGTAACCCCGACCTTCGCTGAGGACGCGGTGCTGGGTGGCCTGTTGCTGGCGAACGATCGCCTGCACGACGTGGCTCCGCTGCTGGCAGCTGAGCATTTCACCAGCCCGAAGCGCGCCCGTCTGTTCTCGATCATCCGCGACCGCGTGCTGGCCGGCGAGCCTGCCGACGCTGTGACGGTTGGCGAGATTGATCCGGCGCTGTTCGACGAGGCGATGGATCTTGCAGCCAACACGCCTGGCGCAACGCAGGTCGTGGCGTACGCCGGAATCGTCCGCGAAAACTGGCGTCGCCGTGAGGCCGTGCAGATCGGCTTGGAACTGGTGCAGGGCGCAAAGTCTGGCGAGTCGGATGCGGTCGATGCGGCGGTGTCGCGGCTGATGGCGCTGAGCGCAACCGTCACCGATTGCGAGCTCACCGGCAAGCAGGCGATGCATCAGGCATGGCGAGTTGTTGAGGAGGCTCACGCGAACGGTGGCAAGCTGCCGGGCATCACTACGGGCCTGAGCGCTCTGGATGAGATTCTGGGAGGCTTCCACGACTCCGACCTGACGGTGGTAGGGGCCAGGCCTGCGATGGGCAAGACGGCGTTCCTAGGCGGTTTGGCAGAGGCGGCGGCAAATGCAGGTAAGCGGCCTGGCGTGATCTCTGCCGAGCAACCCGCTGTGCAGCTCGCACTGCGCCGGTTGTCGATGGTTTCCAGCGTCGCGGCGTCACGGCTGCGTGCAGGCAAGGTCGATGATGAGGACTGGGCGGCACTGCAAGCCGGTATCGCAAAAGCCATCCAGCGCGACATGTGGATCTATGACCGTTCGGCTGTGACGCTGGATGAACTGGTGAGCATCGCCCGCAAGTGGAAGCACACGCACGACATCGGAATCCTGTTCATCGACTACGCCCAGCGCATCCGGGTGCCGAAGGCGGACCGCATCACAGAAGTCTCTGAGGTTGCTCGCGGCATGAAGAACTTGGCCCGCGATCTGAACATTCCCGTCGTGTCACTGGCCCAGGTGGTGAAGGGCGTTGACCAGCGCGTGGACAAGCGGCCCACGGCTGGCGATCTGGCGAACAGCGATGAGCTGACGCGAGAGGCAGACCAAATCCTGATGCTCTACCGCGACGAGGTCTACAACCACGCCTCCCCGGACAAGGGCATCGCCGAAGTGTTGATTGAGAAGAACCGTCACGGGCCGACTGGGTTCAAGAAGTTGGCGTTCCTAGGCGAAACGATGCGCTTCGCCGATCTGGGGCGCGGAAGTGAGTTTTGAGCAGTGAGCAAATCAGCCCCCGCCAATTTGGCCGCTGGGCGCGAGAAGCAGGCCGGGGCCTCAACAGTTGCCCGGGCTACGGAATAACACCAGAAGCAGCCGAGCAGCGCCAAGAGTGGCGGGCTGGCTGGAACGAACGGGATAGGGAGATTAGGCGATGAATATGTGGAGTTGGATTCTTTCAGTGATTGCGGTGGCTTTCGTTGTGCTGTTGCTGGTCGCAGCAGTATTTGGCTGGGGTATTCAGGCCATTGCCAATGACTGCGACCACTTGGGGAAGTTCCGCAATTCGGAGCGCGTATACGAATGCCGCCTCATTGCCGACTACACCAAGGAGTCCTGACATGAGCGAGAACGAGATCAAGCCGGTGGCGTGGACGATTGACGAGCAGCTCGAGAAGGTAAATTCAGGGCGTATAGGTTTCATCGCGATCAGGGATCTGATTACGCCTGCTGCTGATGTACCCCTCTACGACCAATCCGCCATCGACCGTCTGACGGCCGAGCGGGACGCGGCTGTGGCTGATGCGGAGCGGTATCGGTGGTTGCGCGTGGATACGCCGGTAAGCGCGGTGCCCCGTGTCTGGCAGTCGGACGATGGCGCTTTCCCAGTACACCCTCTCCATCTGGAATCGTTGGATGAAGCCATCGACGCCGCCAGGGCGGAGGGCGGGGTATGAGCTGGCAACGTGCGTTGTTGGTGAATGGACTGATCGCCGGGCTTGTCTCCATCGTCACGGCCCTTATGGGCGCTCCGTTTTGGGGTGCTTGGATGGCAGGAATGGTCGTCTACTTCATTAATGTGGCAGCAGACAGGGTCGTCACCGAAGTTCGCAAGGTCCTGGCGGTGCTGCCATGAGGCTGACCGTCAACAGCGATGCAGCCCTGCAGAACGCCATCGGCGAGCTGAGGGAGCAGTTCAAGACCAAGCGCTACATCACCGTCAACCTGTCCAGTGGCAAGGCTCGCACCCTCGATCAGAACGCCATCAGCCACACGTGGTACGAGCAGATCGCCGCCGAGCTGCGCGAGGACACGGCGCTGGGCGTCAAGTCCTTCTGCAAGCTGCACTTCGGCGTCCCGATCCTGCGCACTGAGGACGCCGACTTCCGCGAGAAGTACGACGCCGCAGTCAAGCCGATGACCTACGCCAACAAGCTGATCCTGATGGAGTGGTTCCCGGTCACGTCGCTGATGAAGACGCCGCAGCTGACTCAGTATCTGGAGGCAATGCGGCGGCACTACGGCCCGCTGGGCGTCCATCTGCAATTCCCGAACAGCGAATACAAGGCGGTGGCGTGATGAAGCGTGCAATCGCTCCCCCAACTCGCATCGAACAGGCCTACCAGGATGCAGCTCGGTCGCTGGGCTGCGTCATCTGCCGGTGGCGGGACCGCAGCGGGTTCCCGCTGACCCATGGCATGCAGTGCGGCCACACGCGGGTCCACCACCGCAACATCGGCGACAAGCACGGCCAGAAGCAGATCGGTCAGTGGGCGGTTGTGTCCCTGGGCGACTGGCATCACGACGGCATCCCGCCAATGTTCTGGGGCGATGCGGAGGCTACCAATGTGTACGGCCCCAGCTTCAAGTACGGACGGACATTCCGCCAGTGGACCGCCGACGTTCTGCCGGGCGTGCCGGGCTGGGGGACGGAGGCATGGCAGCGAGTGCAGGACCAGATGCTGATCGAAGAAGGATTCGGCGATCTGGTGGATTCAATCAGGAACATCGAGGAAGCGGCATGAGCGCGCCACACATGAAACACCGCAAGGGCCGTCCTTGCCTCGCCGAGGGAATGAGCATCCTCACGCACGAAATCGAGGAAGTGGCCGAGGCCATCAAGCTGCGCATCCTGTCGCGCAAAGGGACGTGGGAGGTTCACGCGGGAACTGACGGGCGGATCTTCATGGATGACGCGGACTGCCCGCGCCACGCCAAGGGGCTGCCGGATTCATGGCTGGTGGGCACGTACACCAGCAAGGCCAACATCGAGGTGATCGAGGAAGACCTGTGCGAGCGCCGCGTGGAGTTGCTGCAGGCGAGGAAGGCGGCATGAAGGTCTTGTCGATTGATCCAGGCCCCATCCAGTCTGGCTACGTCCTCTACGACGGCTCGGTGATCACCTCGGGCGTCATGGACAACGGCGAGCTGCTGCAGATCGTCCGCGACGACCGCAGCGACTGCCTGTCCATTGAGCAGATCGTGAGCTACGGCAAGGCGGTCGGGCAGGAGACGTTCGACACCTGCGTGTGGACTGGCCGGTTCATGCAGGCGTGGGCCTGCCCGGATGAGGTGCACATGGTCAGGCGCGCCGAGGTCAAGAAGGAGTTGGGCCTGTCAGGTGCCGCCAAGGACAAGCACGTCAACGCGGCGCTGCTGCAGCGAGTCGGGCCGAAGGGCACGAAGAAGGACAAGGGGCCGACCTACGGCGTTGCTTCCCATGCTTGGGCAGCTCTCGGCGTGGCGGTAGTTGCGATGAAGCGAATCAACGGCGGCGCTGCCGCTAACGAGGGGGTGTGAGGTGGGAAATCGACTGAATCGTACTGTGAAGAACTGGCGCTGGTGGATCGCGCTTCCAATCATTCTGCCAATGGCAGTTATTTGGGCGTTTGGACAGTCGGTAGAGTTGTTGATCGGCGCGTTCTTTGACTTGAAAGATTGGGTTGAATCAGGAGCAGACCAATGACTGACCCCCGCGAATTTCTGTCCCGCTTGGGCATCCGCGCCCTGCAGTACGACCGGTTGCCGACCGGCGCAGGCAATGACGGCATCAACACCGTGGATTGGGCACTGCGGAAGGTCCCTGCGGGAGTCGGCCGCGACCTGATGCTGCATCTGCACGGACCCGGCTCGGCGAAGGAGGAGCTGTGGCAGCTCTACAAGGGCATCTCTGAGCTGGTGATGACCGAGGCCATCCGGCTGGAGCTTGAGCACCAGATGGCCCGGACTGAGTACGGCAAGACCGTTGCGCTGGCGACCTTCCTGCAGGACAACAGTGAGGCCACGAAGCGCGAGATCGCCATCGCCAAGGCGAAGAAGGCGGCTACGAGCTACAGCTGCTGGCCTGACTCTCTGCCGGAGCGGCTTCCGGCACTGGGCGTGCTGCTGGTCGACCACTTGGTCAACCGGGAGGAGCCGAGCAATCGGGCAAAGGCCAAGGCGCTGCAGATGGTCGAGTCCACGTACCGCGATGGCTGGGACCGCATCTATCAGTGGACGCTGCTGAAGCTCAAGGACCTGGAGGAGGAGGCCGCTCAAGCTTTCGGCCGTGCACTGGCAGAGGAGAGGCGGGCCGCATAGTGCGCGGTTGCGCCCGCGCAGCCAGCCGAGCAAATATCTACCATCGCGCGCGACTCATGCCCCGGACATCTGGGGCTTTCGCGTTTTGGCTTATGGATGGGAATGCGCAGGCTGATGCGCCTAATCGGAGCCAACACCTGGAGGAAATCCGTGAGCGCCATCGCAAAGGCGAGTTATCGCCAGGGTAGTGCCGGGAAACTGGGCATACGCGGACCCTAAGCCGGAGATCAGCACCGGCCCCATCCACCTCCATTCAAATCTAGCCAAGAACGCCTATAGATCAGGTAGTTGGCTGGACCCAATCTATTCAGGACGACATGTCATCGGTCAACGTAGAGCGCGTGGCCGGTGGCTACGTCGTGAGCCGCTACTTTGAGAGTGAGGCGGCGGCGCAGCGTGCGACCGACTTGCTGCTTGAGATCAACGAGGCTGCCTTTCAGCCTGTGCCGGTGGTGAAAGATGGCGTGTCCTAAGTGTGGCAGCGCCCGAACCATCGGCAATGGGGCCGGGCGGCGTAAGTGCCTCAGCCCTGAGCATGCAGGTGGTTCGCGCAGCTACAACTTGTCGCAAGAGGTCAGTGCGTCGGAGTCGGTCGAGATCCTTCAAGCGCGACGTGGCCATGCCCCGGAACATGGGGTGGACTCGCTACTCCCGCCCGGGCAGAAGCTCAAGGGCGTATCCACGCTGACAGACCTGCGGACCGGTGAGCCGGTGTTGCAGTGGGTCAAGTCAAACGAGGATGCCGAGCAGCAGCAGGCGGCGCTTGAGGCGGCCATTGCGGCGTTGGGCGAGAAGCTCCCGAGGGAGAAGCCCCGACCGGCTCCGGCGCGGTGCAATGCGGACCTGTGTAACGTCTACGTGCTGACCGACTACCACCTGGGCATGCTTGCCTGGGGCGAGGAAACTGGCGCGGACTGGGACACCCAGATTGCCGAGGACATGTTGGTGGCGTGGTTCTCGGCTGCCATCGCCCAGTCGCCAGCGTCCGAAACGGCGGTGTTTGCCCAGCTCGGGGATTTCCTCCACTGGGACGGCATGGACGCGGTGACCCCGACTTCCAAGCACCTGCTGGACGCTGACACCCGGTTCCAGAAGCTGGTCCGGGTTGCGATCCGGGCGGTTCGCCGAGTGATTGGCCTGTTGTTGGCGAAGCACCAGAAGGTGCATGTGCTGATGGCCGAAGGTAACCACGACATGGCTAGTTCGATCTGGTTGCGTGAGTGGCTGGCATCGATCTACGAGGACGAGCCCCGGGTAACCGTGGACCGCTCGCCCGACCCGTACTACTGCGTGGAGCATGGCGCTACGGCGTTGTTCTTCCACCACGGCCACAAGCGCCGGATGAAGGACATCGATACGGTGTTCGCCGCCAAGTTCCGCGAGGTGTTCGGGCGTACCCGGCACGCCTATGCGCACATGGGGCATCTGCACCACATCGATGTGAAAGAAACGAATCTGATGGTCGTGGAGCAGCACCGGACTCTGGCGGCCCCGGATGCCCACGCCAGTCGGGGCGGCTGGATGAGTGATCGCGACGCCCAGGTGATCACCTACTCGGCCCGCTACGGCGAGGTCGGACGGCTTCGGATCAGTCCTCGCATGCTGGAGGCGGCATGAAGCCCAACCCAGAAGTGCTGGGCATCGTTGAAGGCCTGCGCGAGCAAGTGCTGCGCGGCGAAGTGAAGGGCCTGTTCGTCCTCGCCCAGATGCGCGACGGCGAGTATGCGTGCGACTACTACACGCCCGATGTAGGCGATCTGCGACTTCAGCTGGGCACCGAAATCATGGGAATTGAACTCCCGTAACAGACCGCCCACAGGGGGCCAGAGTGTCGGATCTCGACTACATCGTTAACCGGGTAGTCGGCCCCGGGCTTGCCTTGCTGCCGACGAAGATGGACACGGACAAGGCGCGGCTGATGCTGCTTGCCATTGGGCTGCAAGAATCCCGCTTTGAGCATCGCCGCCAGATCGGTGGCCCGGCTCGCGGATTCTGGCAGTTCGAGAAGGGCGGTGGCGTCCGGGGCGTGCTGACACATCAGGCATCCAAGTGGATCGCTATCGACGTGTGCCGGGAGCGGGGCGTTGATCCGACTGAATCAGCTGTCTATGCGGCGCTGGAGAAGGACGACCTTCTGGCCTGCGCCTTCGCACGACTGCTGCTCTACACCGATCCGCGCCCGCTCCCGGCACCGGGTTATGTGGCGGCAGGCTGGGACTACTACATCCGCAATTGGCGACCGGGCAAGCCGCACCGTCAGACGTGGGACGCGCTCTATGCGCAGGCATGGGAGGCGATCCAATGACGCCGGACTTGATCCCGAGCAGCTTGGGCGACTGGGTTGTGGCCGTATTCGCGGCTCTGGCTGGCTGGTTTGGCGGCAGGTCAGGCCGCAAGCGCGATGAGCAGGCCATCACCACGGAGTCGAGGCTTTACGAAACCGTCCGCCTGGAGCTGGACCGACTGACCGTCAAGGTTGAGCAGCTTGAACGCCGCAGCGGTCGCATGTTGAACCACATCTACCGGCTTGAGGGTCTAATGCGCGCCAGTGGGCTTACCCCGCCGCCATTTGATCCTGATGCCGAGAACATTGGTGCCGGTGGCACCGACTGACCGACATGGGAATTCCCATATCGGCAACACATCAGCCCTTGTGGGCGTGGAGGTTTGAGTGGCGAAGGCAATTCTTTGTGTCGCCCTCTGGGGCGCTGCGCATGACATTCGGCCTGACTGTCGAGTGCAGCTTGTCGGGGGCTGGCATATCAAGAGAGTGCCACTGTGACCCGCGCCCAGATCCTCGCCGCAGTGTGGCTGCTTAGCCTGCTTGCGGCATTCGGCGCTGGCTGGACGTG